GTGTCTATGTCGAATGACCCAAAGTGATCAAAGAGGTAAATTTGACCATGGGAAAGCAAGTCATCAAAGCCTGTCTTTATCTCCTCTGGTGTAGCCGCATCCTCGTCAATCACAATGTTTCTATTGATGTGGAGACCTACAAGACCTTGGGCTGTACGCTTGGTGCTTTCTTCTAGCATCAACATGCCAACCCGTGTTCCTGTCATGTGTAAGTTGTAAGCAATCTCACGTATAAGCGTACTCTTTCCTGTGCCACTACCAGCCACTATAGTCACAATGCCCTGTCGTATTCCCTTGAGCATGTTGTTCACTCTTGGGTATGGGTACTTCATTGGGCTTTCAGCATCTGGAGTTGCCACAGTCTCTCTCATGTCGGACATCTGGACTATGCCATCGGGTCTATAATCAGCGGCTTGGTGGATAGCATTAATGATTGCCCCAGCCTCACCTTTCACAAGACACTCATTGGCATCCTTATGTGGCAAGACAGCAATCTTAACTTTACCTATGGGCAAGACTTCAGCACACTCAATGGCGGCCTTACGTCCAGCTTCATCCTGATCAAACATTAAGACTATCTCTTTAAAGTTGTTGAGGTAATCTATGTTCTCCAACAGGTTCTTCTTAGCCCCAGCACTGCCGTTTCTAACAGACACAGTAGCGAACCTATGCTGTTGTATCTGCGACACGCTCATGCAATCTATTTCGCCTTCTGTAATCACCAGCTTCTTACCAGCCGACCACAGGTGCATACCAAAGAGACCAGTGATCTTCCCAAGTGTAGGAAACTGCTTGTCTCTGGTGCGTATCTTTTGGCCTGTAGTCTTACCTTTAGCATCCTTATAGTTAGCCACCTGTATCGGCTCGCCTCTGTTGTCCTTAGTCACAAAGTAACCAAACTTACGGCATGTAGCTTCAGTCAACTTGCGTGACCTGAGTTCCATGAAGTCGCCTGATAGTAAGCTACTGTCTGTCTTGGTTGTCGTTGCGCTGGGCGTGTACTCTCCGTCAGCTGGGGTGTGCTTTAGACAGCTGAAGCAAAACATATGCCCATCGCTGTAGAGGCTGTTAGCGTCTGATGATCCACAGGCATCGCATTGTTCGTGAGACACAAAAGTGCTCTCTTCTTGTTCATTCATTTGTTACTTCCCTATAATAAAAAAGGGCGATCCTAAGACCGCCCTTGTGCTCTCTTTATTTGGCTTGTTTCATACCTAGATGGCATTCCTCAATCCACTCATCTGGTATTCGCTTGTGTGCCCATGCGAACCCATTCTTGATGCAAAAGTCTGCATAAGAAGTCTTAGACCCCTTATACAATTTCGCATTTGCATTCTGAAAAAGAAAACGTAGGTCTATGTGTGGTAGTTGCTTCTTAATCAAAACGTGACGCTGGCGGTCAGATGTAACCCACCTTCCTTTGGTCTCCAAATACCAGACACCACCGACTTTTGGCAGTATGAAATCTGGTGTGTACTTGGCTGGCCTTTGTGGAATTAGGAACGACAGGCGTTCTGTCTCGTAACTAAACGGAATATTCAGCCGCCTTAGTTCTTCAGCAATTGTCACCTCAAGACCTGACCTATAGCCTTCTTTGATACCTCGGTATCTATGGTTAGAAGTCAAAGTTGTCTTCATTTCCAGTAGGTGCAAAAGGTGCATCGATTGCTGATGTATCTATAGTGAACCCACCTTCCTCGATTGCTCCAAAGCCTGTTCCGTTCATACCTTGGATGGCTTCGACAATTTGGACAGCCTGTAGTGTAATAGACACCCCAGCCTGACCGCTGACCTTATAGACATTTAGGAAGCCTTTCAGTCTTAGACGACTGCCACCACCGATCTGTGGTAAGGCATTGGTTGGCACTTTTTGACCAGCTGTGTCATAGAACTCAGGCATATACTTAGACTGTAGCTTAAAAGCCACTTCCCCAGTTTCTTCATCTGTCATATAGGGTACTCTGTAATGAGCCTTCCCATGTTCTTCTTTAGCCGCATCCTCAATGATCTTTATTAAGGGCTTGGCATCTTCTGGAGACAACAATAGTTCTGACTTATATTTACCTTCAGCATCGAAGGCTGTGTCAGGTTTCAGTAGGTGGGGGTACTTAGCCACCCCTGTAGGTGTCTGGAAGTTTATCTTTTGTTTCTTAGCCATTCTTTTGTCTTTCTAATGTAAAAAGGCCACCCCTAGATGACTAGAGATGGCCTTTTATGTTTGGGAGAAGAAGTCCCTAGTGTCTTAGGAGGAGGGAGTAGACCTAGGGGCTTCTGAAGGGTGACATAAGTATTAACTGAAGCAGAATTGGCTCTCCCTGATCAGCTGTAAGTTAAGGTTGCCCATTTGTGGTATTGGTGCAACACCAGCCTTCTCAAAATCGAAAGGATGCTCCAGCTGTTGCCTCAGTTCCTCTTGCCACTTTAGCAACAGGTTCTCGACTTCATACATCTCAATATGGGCATCCCGAACTGCAAAGTATAAGTCGTCTACATCTCCTGAGATTGCAAAGCTGTCGTGGATCATAAAGAAGTCTTCAGTCACCCCAGCGTCAAACAGTTTCACAATTGTCTTAGCCATACCAGAGGCGTCTAATGAGTGTATCAGGTTTGCCGCTACGCTGGCTGTATTCTTTCTGACATCCACCTTACCCGTATCTAGCGATAAGGAGACCTTAGACCTTGTTCTTTCGCCCACCGCTGTATCAAATAGAAAGATTTTAGTCTCTAATCGATCTCGCTTTAGATAATTATGGTAAATCCTAAAGCCGCTAGGCGAAGTCCAATTGACCAGCTTGTTTTGCTTGCTGAGAACATTGGTGCACGACTGTATCCACTTCATTGCTTCAGCTGCTTTTGGCAAGGTCTCTACAATGCTGTCGTAGCTGTGACCAGCAAGGTATCTAGCCGCAACTTTTCGCTCTTTGTTCGTCCTAGCAATCGGATGCACCTTTAGCTCACCATAGGACACAGATCGTTGCAGTGGCTTCATTACGTCTTCCATGTATTGCCCTGTCATTCCAGCGACAACCGATGAATACGGATAGGTCATGCAAGCCCTCTTTTGATTGGATCGAGTAATACCAAAGTCCAGCCATATACGCGCCAGTTCTGCCTTGGTAATCTCATTTTTACCAAAGACACTAGGGTCATGTAAATCAGCTGTTAGTCTTTGCGTAACCTTGTCGGCTACTGTCTGGTATAGATCAGCCATATGATCCTGTGGTACGAGGTTCACTAAAGCACCTTCCTCACTACGTGTAAGTAGGCTGTAGTGCTGAACGCCACTATTAGTTCCATCAAGTGATATTGGAATGAAGCCAACAAAGTCATCACCTTCCACAAGATAACGTGCATATTCCAAAATAGCCGCCAGCATCTGAAAGGGCTTGTCTGCGTTTCTCCACTGGCCTGTAGTAGACTTATAGTCTTTTGCCATGTCCAACAGCACACTCTCATTCTTGTCAAACCAAGCCACACGTTCATCAAGAGGTGCTTTGTCGATCTTCTCAAAGCCACTACAGTTGGCAATATGTATCTTCAGCCACCTGATGTTCTGACCATCGACTACACGTCCTCGTTGAAACTGGAAGAGTGACTTGATGTGATCATCACGATGGTAGTTGAAAGACGGAACCATGTTGAAGCGGCCTCGAAAGTCACATGCCCAAGGGATCGTAAAGTAATTATGTACTGCTAGTTCATTAGCAATCTGCAAGTCTTGCTTCATGACTGCTTCAGCACCCTTCACACGCCTCTCAGTATTTCTCCATTCACGTTGGTCTTCTTTGATGGCTTTCTTTAGCTCTATATCCATTGTCATGTGGTCTTCGGGAAGCCTAGGAAACTCTGGTAAATCCCGTTTCGGAAACTTACCAAATGACTGCCGTGTATCCCAGCACCATTCGACAATCTCAAGCATTTCTTCATTGATACAAAGCCTCGTTTCTTGTAGTGCATTGAGTGCTCTAAAGTGCTCTGGAGTTTCACCTTTGAAACTGTGCTCTATGGCCTCAATCTGCTTGCTAGAAGCCCCTCTGACTAACTTCACCAACTCTGCTAGTCTCCAGTCCTTATAGGCTCCTGTGTGGTATCCTGTCCACGGATTTGGAGTGTCCATAGGAATGGGTTTTAGGAGTGGCTGTGACCACTGCAAATACTCTTTGCTGTTCTCAAGTTCGCGCTGGGCTTCATCAGTGAACGCAAGGCGCGTTATGCTGTTCTTGGGGGTCGTGTACTGGGTATCCTTCTGAAAGACATTACAATACTGAAAGATGGCAGAAATGATTGGTGCAGAGTTTGCTGTACGTCTTTTCTTGTGCATCTTTTTGTCTGCCTTAGTTTCGGCAATACCGAAGTAAACAGATTTGGTGCCATTCTTGGTCGCTATGTTCCTGAGTGCCTTCAATCTAACGTGTGCAGATGTATGGGTTTCAGAGACCATCTTAATAATTCTAGCGTTGTTCTTGTTAGCTGCATCATCCTCGCTATGTAACAACTCAAGGGCTAGGCATTCCCTGTCGATTAAACCGCCTATTTCCTGAGTTACTGAGTTCATAGTGCTGTCTTTAAGGACTGCATTGTAACAGCTTTGAAGGCCAATGAGTGCCAGCTGTCGTGGGTCTAAGTGCATAAGGTCATTGAGCCACGTTGGGCGGCGTCCTTTGCCTCTTCTAGCTTCCTCTATGTCTTTTGATAATCCTTCTGCAACCTTGTCTAAGACTTGCTTTAACTGGTTGTATTCTGGTGCTTGCTCAGTGACGTTGTCTGCCTGTTCGTATTTCTCTTGCCACTTTGTTCTGCCATCTTCCTTCATGGTCTCGTTGTAGGCTTTAGAGATAGGGTTTGGCTGTATGGTGCTGTTGTTGCTCATGTCACGGCCTCCCCTGCTTTGTTGGTTACAACAGGTGGGGCTGTGTATGGGTTGCACCAGTTTGTCACTGGTCGCCCATGTCCGCCATTAGTTAGGCTTGCTTTTTTAACTGTATTTCTCATCTTACTTTACTTCCCTTTTTATATTTCCATTCCAAACAGGTCAGTCTGCTTAGCTTGTGGTGTTGTAATAGTTTTGCTTTTCTCTCCTCTCATTAGTTCTGCCATAGACCTCAAGGTCTCTGGTGCTGTCTTGATGTATTTACGGGTTGTGTTTAGGTCTCGGTGTCCCAAGAAACGACCAATTAAGTCTGTGTTATAAGCCCCACTGTTTGCCAGTGTTGTTGCACAGGTATGTCTGGTCGTATGGAAGGTGTAACGAACGTCCCCACTTAAACAGGCTCTTCTCATGTGCTTCCACCCTCGATAAAACAGCTTGCTGTTCCAGTTCTTAGACACATCAGTTCCTAGAGCACGAATGGCTCTCAGGGCTGTCTGATTAATTGGCACTGTCCGACTGTCGCCGTTCTTAGTATGCTCCAAGTAAACCGAGTAGTTCCCTGCCTCATCATGTATCAAAGTTTGCTCGTTGATACTTCTTATCTCCCCTATTCTCATGCCCGTTTGAATGCCTATGATCAGGTAGAACTCTAGGTCTTTAAAGTCATAGCTATTCCGAAAGTAGGCAGACATTAAGTCTATTTGAGACTTTGTAAAGTACAAAGGTCTTTGGTTGCCTTTGACCTTTCGGTACTTGAATTTGGGTACATGACTAATGTGCTCTTCAGATACTGCATGGGAGAAAACCTTAACTATCATTGCCCCATAGTGATTAATGGTATTATTCGACAGCCCTTGCTCCTGTAGGCTGTCAAAAAAGCGGTGGATGTGGCTCGGCTTAAAATCGCTGATGCCCCTTGTCTCATAATCAGAGAAAGAGGCAAATCGCTCGGCTTTAGTGATGCTTCGGGATCGGTGTGCTTCCCCGTCCCAGATTAGCTTTGCGTCCATGTGGACTAACTCAAGAAATGTCATTGGACTGCCTCCCTTGTTGCTGATGTAAATTAATAAGTGCCCTGTGGTGTCCCCTTTGAAACTCGCTGTCAGCTGGGTCTTGCTCGTAAAGCATTAGCGCACTTTCGATACAGTAGATGTCGCCTGATGCTACTGCTTCCCTTGCTGACTGCATTCCTAGCGCATAATCAGCATTCATTTGGATTACTTCACCCATTTGCTTTTCTCCCTTGTTGCTCACGTACTGCCATTTCTATTGCTCCAGCTTTGGCTTGCTCTAGTTCCTGAGTTGTTAAATTGTCAGCCATTGACTGCGCTAGTCTAGCGGCGGCTTGTGATCTGTCAATTGATCTGGCGGTTAGGCTGCGGAACAAGGCGACTTGCATTGCTTCAATTGTTGTCTCTGGTGTGTAGTTGGTGATCATGATGTCACCTCTTCCAATAAAACAGTGTGCTCAATAGCTTCAAACCAAGCCACTGTAATTTGCTGGCCATCAAATCTATACCTACGCAATCTTTCTGCAAATGCGTCCGCAGAAGTAATATCGTCAAACAATTTTGGCTCATTACCATAAAGCGGAATTAAAGGTTTATTTGGGTTATCTTTTGTCGATGGGTTCCAATAATTAGACACAATTCTGGACTTGGTTTCAAAGCCCAATTTTGTTTGATCAGCAATGGTTAAATTTGCTATTACTACATATGTTTTCATTCTTTTGTTCCTTCAGTTGTTGTAGTGGCTAAGTCCACTGGATGACCCACGCCGAAGCATGGGTGCACCAGTAGGCTCAGTAACTAGCCCACCCAAATACAACGAGGTGAGACACTGCAAAGATGCCAACGATAAGGAAGACAGAAGCCAAGGCGTCTGGCGTTAGGATGCGATTGATTAGGTTTCTCATGACTGCACCCCACCAAACAGAAAGTTTTCAACTTGATCAGCTGGTGGAGTGTAGACGCCTTTCCTGTTGATAATGTTAAGAATAGCCACTGGGCTAATTTCGCGCCCAATGTCCTTACCACCTAAATACTTGTTGATATGCTTGGTGGTTGTAGCTGAGTAATGCTTTAAGGTTCTGAACGCGCCCTTGTCGTCCCAACCAGCAACTGGTGTATCATATGAAAACAATATAGATGTACTGCCAATACATAATTCAGTCATATTGCTTGCGATTGATTTTAGCTTTAGTTCATTTGTCATTCTTTAGTTCCTTCTTTGGTTAAGAAGGTACTTGCTGTCTGACTAATCCTTGACCCTTGTGGGGCGAGGGAAGCGACTGTTTCCGCCTTGTGTGCTTAGGGAGTTACAGTCCCCTGCCACACCTTGCGGCCTGTCGCCCACTATAGTCTTCGGGCAAATGCCTTCGGTATGCCCAAGGAATATCAAAAGATGCATCCCCCGTCAACTACATATGGCAATTAATTACCCATTGAATACTTGTGTCACCCTTTAGAACAAAAGAACCACCAATATACGACGACAGAGACCACAGGCCAGACTATTAGGCCAGTGAAGGCCTTGGTAGAACTACAGCTCCCTCAGACTTCCCTTGAGGTGCTGATGATCCCAAGGCCAAGAGACTATAGACTACTAAAGACTACTAAGAACATCCTCTACCTGACAAACAATAAAGAACTATAGACTAGGACTAGGACGACTATAGACAACTAAAGACAACTAAAGAGAACAAATGTTCACCTTAGATTGATTGTCTCTCTATTGATGATGTGGTTGATGTCTGTAGTGTCTGGGGTCTACTGGAACGCGTAAGGACTTGAGTTGTCCTGATGTTGACCAGGGACTTGTCCTGATGTTGACCAGGGAAGGATGGTTTCTTGTGTTGCTTGGGTTGTCTAAGGATGTCCCAATCTCTGCAAAACATTCGAAATATGCAGCCAGACAATTTTCCCTAGCTAATGTCTAATGTCATGTGATTGTCTTTCGTATTCGCTGCTAGTAACCGAGGGATACTTGATCCTTCACCTATGATTATACAGCAATTACAACAGGTTAGCATGGATCGACCCTAGTTTTTTATAGGTTCACAGGATTTTAGACCCCCCGTACACTTAAAATAACATCAATTTCAAAAAGAAGGCTAAAGGTTGTTCTTGTTGTTGTTGTTGTTCGGCCTTTGAAACAAGAGCCATCCCCAGAAACACTAGCATAGCTAGTCCCGTAGCTCCGCTACCCACTTTAGAGGAACCCCAGATATGGCACTCGAAACAGGAACATACATCAGCAGTCTTAACGCCTCAAACCCAGTCTCAACAGACGGCTTGGCGCAAGCTGATGACCACATCAGACTTCTAAAGTCTACCATCAAAGCTACGTTACCCAACGTCACTGGAGCAATCACGGCTACCCATGCCGAGTTGAACCTTCTGGACGGCGTAACGGCTACCACAGCCGAACTAAACGCCCTAGACGGCATTACGTCTACAGTAGCCGAACTTAATATACTTGATGGTGTCACTGCGACTGCGGCAGAACTCAACATAACTGATGGTCTTACAGCCACCACAGACGAACTAAATATAACTGATGGACTAACAGCAACAACCGCAGAGTTAAATCATGTGGATGGAGTCACTAGCGGCATACAGGCACAATTAGATGCCCTTACAGCGGCACTAGCAAACAGCGGTGCACCTACTGGTCTTGTGTCTTACTTTGCTAACACAAGTGCACCTACTGGCTACATAGAGTGTAATGGGGCGGCAGTTAGCCGTAGTACCTACTCGGCTCTGTTTTCGGCTATTGGTGTGACACACGGATCAGGTAACGGGACGACTACATTTAATGTCCCTGACTTACGTGGTGAGTTCATCCGTGGTTGGGACAACAGTAAAGGCGTAGACAACGGACGTGCATTTGGTTCCTCACAGGCTGATGCCCTACAAGGACACGGACACAAATTGGTGGGTCAAAGCAATGGTTCAGGTGGTGGTAATGGTACTTACGCTATGGGGGGTGAGAACCTTACCGACAGAGTTCTTCAGCCTGTAAACTTATCTGGCTATGGTACTGTCCGCTATGCGTCAGAAACCCGTTCTCGCAACGTAGCCCTACTCCCTTGTATAAAAACGTAACAACTAAGGAAGCTATAGCCCATGACTAACCTCCCTATCCGTGGGCTTGGGTCTGTTGGTGTCGTTACAGACATCGACCCATACAGCCTACCCATCAATGCCTATACACGCGCCAAGAATGTACGCTTCAACGAGGCCAAAGTAACTAGAGCACCCATCTACAGAAGTATCTCAGGCAACCTTACGAGTACACCCAAGTTCATCTATGGTGTCAGTGCTCTCTCTGGTTTTGATACAGTATTAGTGGTGGATGATACCTTCGACATCTTTGAGATGTCTAATGGAGTCCTATCCCAGAAGTTCAACAGTTCACTATCTGCATCTGCTATTACACCCGTGACAGCTACAATACTTGCAGACGTACAGTATATCAATAGATCAACCACAGCACCAGTACATAGAGTGCCCAGCGCAACTAATTTTACTACATTGACCAACTGGCCTTCTGGTACAACCACGACAGCTATACGTTCCTATGGTGACTTCTTGCTTGCACTAGGCACTATAGAAAGCGGCACAGAGTTCCCTAACAGGGTACGCTTTAGTGACCCCGTGTTAGCTAACCAAGTCCCTAGTACATGGGATGCCTCAGACTTGACTAACAGTGCTGGCTTCAATGACCTTGTGCAAATGAAGACCCCCATAGTCGATGGTGCTACCCTTGGCTCCAACTTCCTTGTCTACTCACAAGACCAAGTGTGGATGATGGAGTTTGTCGGTGGTGCATTCATCTTTAACTTTAGGAAACTCTTTGATGACTCTGGTGTAATCAATCAGAACTGCATTCAAGAGATCGAAGGTAAACACTATGTCTTTGACAGGGATGACATCTATATAACTGATGGCAACACACGCCAGTCTATATGCGATGGCCGAGTCCGAGACTACATCTTTAATGGCCTAGATAACTCTAAGACTGAACAGTGTTTTGTCCTACATAACTCAATGCTCGAAGAGGTATACTTCTGCTACCACAGTGGCGATGACATGGCTGAGTACGCTGATGGTGACGCATGTAACCGAGCCGCTGTCTACAACTACAAAGAGGACATATGGTCATTCTATGATTTACCTAACGTAGTTGCTGGTGCTGAAGCCAACGTAAACACAGCGTCAACATACGCAGACGCTACGACTACCTATGACAACGTAGGTGGCTCATACCACTCTCAAGAAAGCCCATACCAAAGACACCCACTTGTTCTAGCTAAAGCTGGGGGTGGGGTAGCTAACAGCAAAGTCTATGGTATCGACTTGATAGAGAAAGGCAGTCTATCGCAAGCTATAGACACGGCAGTATCTAAGTCATTCCTTATAGAACGTGTAGGTCTTGACCTAGATGAGCAAGGGATACCACTGACAGGCTACAAGGTTATCTCAAGACTAGCCCCACAGGTATCTACTGACAGTTCTAATGGTCAGTTTGAGTTTACCTTTGGAGCCGCAGATACACCACATGCCACACCTAACTATGGCAATGCAGTGACCTTTAATGCTCTAACTGACTATAAGGTAGATGCACGTATGTCTGGTAGATACTTGTCGTATAAGCTGGAAACTACAGCCGACAAGGACTTCAATTTCACTGGTATGGATGTTGAGATCACTGTCACTGGTCGGAGGTAACTTATGGCTATCTCAGATAAAATTAATATGCTTGTGTCTGCTTATGTCAGGCGTACAGCACCAACACTCTCTCCAGAGTTCCTCCCCAACTACTTACAGGAAGAACTACGAGAGATCGAAGCGTCTATAAAATCATTAGCAGACGCAAGTACCCAAGTAACCGACAGAGAGCCTACCAACCCAAGAAAGGGCATGGTGCGTTATGCCGTGTCACCTTGGGAACCAATAGGATCAGGCGTATCTAAACTTGTTGTCTACAATGGCACAGCTTGGGTAGCCGTATAAAAATGTGTAGCAGAGCTACTAAACTAGCGAAGCTAGAAAGGAATATATTATGCCGTGGGGACAAATTGCTGGAGCTGTTATAGGCGCAGGGGCTAGTTATCTAGGTTCAAAGAATCAAAAGAAAGCACAGGATGCGGCTAATGCGGCTAACATGGCTTCTTTTAACCAGTACAAGCCATACGTGGACAACAACCTAAAAGGTGGTGAAGGTGCACTTAATAATGTCTTAGAAGCTGGTAACTACCAAGGTAACACTTACGCTGGTGCTAACGACTTCCAACTTAACACTGCTAATACTATGGGCAACTATGGTACCAACATGATGAACAGCGGTAACGCCATGATGGGCAATACAGCTGGCTTTGGTAACAATGCAAACCAACTGTACGGACAGTATCAAGGCATGTCAGAGGCGGCACAGCAAGATCGACTTGGCAACGCTATGAACTACGCATCAGCGAACTCTGGCTCTTTAGTAGACGCGGCAATGCGAGATGATCGTCGTAACCTACAAGAGAACACTTTGACTGGCATAGACATGGCGGCATCAGGTTCTGGCAACATGAACTCTAGTCGCGCTGGTGTAGCGGAAGCAGTAGCCAACCGAGCATATGACGACAGACGTGCCGATGTATCTACAAACATCCAGAATAGTCTTATAGATCGCAGTCTAAATCAACAGGCACAACAGTTCCGTGACCAAGGTTCTGCATTGCAAGGTGCTGGACAGGCAAACTCAAACCTTATGAGTGCTTATGGTATGGGCATGGATACATTAGGAACAGGTGCTAACTTTGGTATGAACGCTGGTAACTCCTTACAAGGGTATGACCAAGCACAGATGAATGATCAGAAGCAACGATTTGAAGACCAACGTGACTTCGAACTTGAGAAGCGTATGCAGTATCAGTCTGGCATGTTGGGCAAGGCTCCAGATACAAACAACACATACCAAGCTAACATGAATGACCCAATGGCCGCCGCAATAGGCGGTGGTATGCAAGGATTCGGCTATGCAAGTAAGTACATGCCGCGAGGCGGCCAACAACAAGGTACAGGGTCTTTCTATAGAGGCAGTACACCCAACCCACATACGAGATAAAGGAGGTTTCTAATGAGAAGTCCTATACTATCACAAAGCAACCCTAATTATATGCCTCCAGTGTTGGATATGGGCAACTCAAATAGTGTTATAGAACAAAATATTGCTAGATTAAAAATTACTAATCCAGAAATATACGAAAAATACAAAAACGATCCGAAGACACTTGTGCATATGGCGAACTCTTTTTTAGAAGTAGCCAAAGACCCTGAAATGACTGCGTTGGAAGAGTTAGAAGCACCGCGTGAATATGACATGCTTAAAACTGCATTCACTGATGCAAACCGCGTAGGCGTTATAGATCAACAGAGAAAAGATGCTGAAGATTTTGGTGAAGATTATGCACTAGACCAACGTGCTCAGTCTCTTGCCGCAATAAGTCGCGCAGAGAAAGACCCTTTCACCACTCGTTTTGATGATGGTAATGTAGTTCCACCTGTTTATAATGAACCTCTTTTTTACAACAACCCAGAAGCAAATGATTACGGACAGTTAAGTAAAGCTAAAGAACCAGCGTTGCTGGCTGATTTTACGTCACCAATGCCTACAGGCGCACGTTTAGACCCCTACATGGATGTACCAAAGAACTACCACAGAATGTCTGATGGCACTCTTATGCCAGACTCTGAAATGAAAGGGGCACTTGAAAACCCTTACGATGAAACATTCCCTGTTTCAAAAGAAGCACTTGGAGACCCATACGACGAGACACCTCCTGTACTGAGAGAAGCACTTGAAGACCCGTATGATGAAACTTTTAAAACAGGTGTTTCAAATGGCGTACTAGGTAACAAAAATGATCCTAAAGCCAATGCTAAAGGTGTCTTAGATACTACATCATCTAATGATCGCAAAGGTAGCGCAGTGTCTGCAAACGCCCGTGGCTCTATGATGCCATTCGCTAAGATTGACAGAAACGAGGCATTAATCCGTATCGGCGGTGCTATGGTCGGTGGTTCATCACAAGGCTACACAGGTGCAATGAAAGCCGCTACAGCTGAGTATGGTAACATTCAAGATGCAAACAGAACCTCAGAGACAGCCGCATTTAACAAAGCAGAAGCCACAAGACTTGCTGAAGAACGTATTGCTGCATTAAAAGCTAAAGGTAGTTCTAAAGATACTGACAAAGACAAAGAAACTTTTAACAACGTAAGTTCACAGCTAAACTCTTTCCAATCTGGTTTAGATGCAATAGCACAAAGTAAAGCTGAAGGTGGCAACCTAACAGGTGTCGGTGGTATCTTTAAATCATTTATTGACAACTATACTGGTAGCCCAGACGCGGCTAGACGACTGTTGTTAAGCAGACTTAAAGTTGATGATGCCTTACTCAGAGTTGCAGAGACAAAGGGTGCCATTTCTAACAAAGAGATGGACTTATTCTTACAGCCAGCACCGAAGAACTTCCAAGATGAGAAGATTTGGGTGGACTGGATTAACGAAAGAATGGTTGCGTTACGGAATGTTCAAAACAGACTAAATGGCAATGTAGTCATTAACGAGTCTGAGCAGTCCTATAGATATAGAGCACCTACTTCCAGAAACACAACCACTGATAATAACGCTATGTTAAATGAGGCAGACGCTATCATCGGTTTATAATAAGGAAAAACTATGGCTGATGTTACTAGATTAGATAAATACGCCAACTGGCTTATCCAAAACAAAGACAAAAAGGGTACACCAGATTTTGATAAAGTTGCAAACGCCTATAGGACTTTAAGATCACAGGATACGCCCCCAGCCAACGATAATACTGAAGCTGACACTTCCTATGGTGGTGCTTTGAGTTATGGAATAGACAATGCTGGCGTAACTGCTGGTAATGCAATGATTTCTGCGTCTGAATTAGGCGCGGAATACCTCCCAGAGTCCGTTACTGGTTACTTAGAAACTAAAGGTAACGAGTTTATCGACAGAAACACCAAAGAAATCGAGGAAGCCAACTATCAGCGTCCTGATGGTGCTGATGGTGTTATGAAGAACTTACGCGAAGGCGACTACGCTAACGCTGGTAAGTCATTGGCCTATGGTGCGGTTGAGAGTGCGCCTTCGGTTGGCGTAGGTATCGCGGCATCTACTGGATTAGGTCTTGCTGGGAGCACCGCCCCCATAACAGGCTCTATTCTAATGATCGGCGGTACAGCTTATGGTACACTAAATGCACTAGGCGAAACACGCAGAGAAAATGCTGAAAAAGGTATTGATGAAACTGCAACCATGCAGGATTTAAGCACTGCTATAGCTTCTGGTCTTATAGAGCTACTGCCCGTTAAAGGTGGTGGATATACTGTAAAGGTGCTTAAAGAAGGCATACAGGAAGCTGGTCAAGAAGCTGTAGTTATGGGCAATACTGCCATTAAAGGTGGTGAATATGTCACTGATGAAGTATTTAATCGCATGGGTGACGCTGGACTTATTGGTTCTACATTAAGTGGAGCCGCTAACACAGCTATATCGACTGTATCTAAGACTGGAGAGGTTGTCTTTAAGTCAAGGCAAGACCTTGATCCAGAAGTTGATCAAGCGGCTGGTGATGTCGCTAGAATGATTAGCGAAATAGCTACTGATAATAAATACAACCTTAAAGATGTCGAGAACTCATCGCAAAAAGGTGCAAACCAAGCACTCAAAACTGCTAGAGATGAAATAAAGTTAGACGTACAAACTGCGGCTGATAAAATACAAGATAAAATAATAAATGACCTAGATAGGCGCACTCAAAAGAAGTTTAAACAGATAGTAGCCAACTCAAATCTTAAAGTAGGCGGCAGTGTTACTCCACAGGACATCAAGTTTATAAAAGACTTGGGCATGAAGTATGAACCAGTACAAGACATGGTAAATGGTCTTTACAAATCAAATGTACTTACAGAAGTATATGCGGCTGGTCTTAAAGGTGGATTTTCTAAGTTCACTGATGTCTTTAACCCACTTTCAGATGCTGGTAGATCATATGGTATGGCTGGAAGATCAATAGCTGGCGCAGTTGGTGGTGGAGCATTGTATGGATCAGGGGGTTATTCTTTAGGTATAGCCGCTGGTGGACGTGCAATAGATGCCGTCACAGGCCGTAGGTCTAAAGTAAACCGCTTTGTCAAAAAGAACTCTAAGAAAAGTGGTCTTGCTACTCCTGTCGGCACACAGCTTCCACAAAGCAAAGCAGATATTGAAAAAGAAACTAAAGCCCAAGCAAAGGCTGACCAGATACGCTACAATGCCGAACAAGACAATAAGAAGTTTGATCAGGCACGTAACAGAATGCGTTATAATGCTGATCTTGCAAATAAGAAGTTTGACAAAAGCAAAGCAGAAGATGCCGTTAGAAAAGCAGAAGCAAAAGCCAAATTAGATCGTGAGAACGCCAAACAAGTGGCAGATGCCAAAGAAAAGGCACTGACAGCAAGGCTGAATGTTTTAGTAAACAATGAACGTGGTGCATATACAAAAGACTCACCACAAGGTTTCATAATGGAACAAACTGGACTTGACTACGATGGTGTGGAGTTAGCTTTATCAAGACTGCAAGACAGATACCCCAACAACCCTGACGTGACAGAAATGATAACTAGATACAAACAGATGTTTGATGGTGGATATAGAGAAAGTGGAAAAACACTTACACCTTTAAAGAACATGCTGGTCAATACTATTGAAAACGACCCACAGCTAAAGAAACTAAAAAAGAAACTAGCTAAGTCTAAGAAAAAGAAGGTCGAAATAGACCCTAGAGTACAGAAGGGGATAGATGAAAACAAAAAGAGACTATCCGAACTGAAAGACTCTATGGAAGCTGATATGTCTATAAGCAATAGAGACAAAGCAATCTTAGACAAGGCATTTAAAGAATTATCAAAGACATTAGGTACAAATCCCGTAGCTATGGCTAAGATGATAATTAAAGATGCTAAAGCTGAAATGGATCAGCCCACAAAAACAAATAAATACCTAAAGCCTTATCTGGATCGGGTCAAAGCCCAACAGGTTAAGCCAAAAGTAAACATACAGCCCCAGTGATGGGGCTTTATTATTTCAAGGAAGCAAAATGATCGTAAAAACAGCGTATGACCTAGTGCCGTACCTAGAAGCTATTGAGACCATAAAGACATCTTCTTTAACCAAAGATCAAAAGTCACAGATACTAAAGGAGATGGAGCATTCCTTCATCGACATAGTGTTTTGCAAGCAGTGTCCAAACACACACGCAGTAATCAAAAGCATACTAGGAGAACACAATGGGAGCACCCAAGAAACCAAGAAAGAAGTCGCCCAAAAAGGAACTAAAGTTTCCAAACAAGGCAACTCCAAAGGCAAACAACTACTTCTCGACGTTAATGCAGACCGAGGAAGGAAGAGCACTACGAAAGCAGTGGTCAACCAAAAAACGTAAGAATGGAGGAAGGCCAGTAGGCACTCCAGATGGCTACACGTTAGAAGCCATCACCCCCATCCGAAAACAAGCACAGAAAGACGCTGAAAGGATTGTGGCTATCATGGCTAAAGACAACAATATTGACGACGAATATGCGGTAGAGGCACTTAAAACTGCCGTCGAGATCATGCGTGAACCAGCGCAGAACCGAGACAAACTAACAGCCGCACGTATGGTCTTAGACTTTACTAAGACAAAACCAGTTGCAAAGAGCGAAGTTACCATTGGCAAAGCAGAAGCCTTCTTGGAGTCGCTTTTAGTAAGCGAACCAGAGGAAGAGCAAACTGACGATGGAAAAGAAACTTAAAGTAATACGCCGCAAACTATATGACGAATTTGACTTCTACTCAAAGTCAGCACTCAAGATCAGAACCAAAGATGGAGACATCAAGCCTCTCAAACTAAAGCCAGCACAGGTTATCTTACAGGAAGCTGTAGATAAACAGATGGCTACTGAGGGCAAGGTTCGCATCATAATCTTGAAGGCTAGACAGCAGGGTCTATCGACGTATGTAGGCGGCTATCTTTACTTTAATGTTTCCCAGCGCAAAGCATGTAAAGCAATGGTGGTCACACACCATTCTGACAGTACAAGAGCACTGTTTGACATGACTAAACGCTACCATGAGAACTGCCCAGAACTACTCAAGCCACACACAAAGTATTCATCTCGACGAGAGTTGACCTTTGATGTCCTTGATAGTTCTTATGTGGTTGCTACAGCTGGTGGGGAGAGCATTGGACGTGGTGAAACACTGACCCATGTTCACGCCTCAGAACTAGCCTTCTGGCAGAAGTCCACAGCACTAGAGAACTGGAATGGTATGACGCAAGCCGTACCTAACAAGAAAGGCACAGCCGTATTCGTAGAGAGTACAGCCAATGGTGTCTCTGGTATATTCTATGATCTATGGAAAGGTGCAGTGGATGGCTCTAACGGCTACGTCCCTGTGTTTATCCCTTGGTATGTAGACCCAGAGTATCGTGAGCCTGTACCTGAGAACTTTAAGATAACTCCAGAGGAAGAGGACTTATCTAAGAAATATGAGTTAGACAACGAACAGTTGATGTTTCGTCGGCGCAAGATTGCCCAAAACGGCATCGACTTGTTCAAACAGGAATATCCAGCGGAACCCGAAGAGGCTTTCTTAACCACTGGTCGTCCTGTGTTTAACCCAGAGACATTACAAGATGACCTAAAGACATCAAGAGACATAGAAGCACGTCTGGCACTAGAAGGTGAAGACTGGCTTGAGAATATGCGAGGGGAACTAACAACCTATCGCAAACTAGATGATGGCGAGAAGTACACCATAGGAGCAGACGTTGCTATGGGTGTCAGAGGTGGTGACTGGTCAGTCGCCCAAGTTCTCGACAGCAAGAAACGACAGGTGGCAACCTATCGTGCACAAGTTCATCCTGATTACTTTGCTACTGTCCTCTATAAGCTAGGTGAGTTCTTTAACTTTGCCTACATAATTGTAGAGAACAACAGTCATGGTATTCTGACATGTACCCGTCTTGGAAAAGACATGGCCTACCCTAACTTCTATACAGAAATACAGGTGGATAAACTGACTGACAAAGAAACAGTCAAGTTAGGCTTTACTACTACATCTAAGACAAAACCTCTGATCATTGATGAACTCAGAGCCTCAGTTCGAGAGGGTAAGATCGAACTAAACGATAAAGTCACTATTCGGGAAATGCTAACATACATCGTCACGCAAAGCGGCGGCATGGAGGCAGAGTCAGGATGCTTTGATGACTGCGTGATGAGTTTAGCCCTAGCCAATCATATACATGAAGGTGCTTGGGAACCCATAGACGCAGTTGACGATTATTACATTGAGATGGTTTAGACATGAAATCAAATAAAGATTATAAAAAACTCGACGACGACCAAATTGTGTCAATAGTTGATACTAATTTAAGACGCTCCATTGGATACTATGACTCTGAGTTGTCAAAAGAACGCAGACAAGTAATGGATTACTACAGTGCTAAACTCCCTCGCCCAGCGCATGATGGTAATAGTAAGTATGTAAGTCAGGACGTTTATGATGCAGTAGAAAGCATGAAGGCGGCTTTGCTAGAGACATTCAGCACAGGCAACAAGACACTTAGGTTTTCACCACAGAATGCTGATGATGTCCCTACAGCTGAAGTCTGCACTGAGTACACCGACTACGTGCTACATCGCCAGAACAACCTGTTTGAAACTATGCAGACTGTTATACATGATGGTCTTATTGCTCGCGCTGGTATCGCCAAAGTTTACTGGTGTATGCAAGATGAAAGCACACTGGAGTATGTCGAAGGTCTGACAGAAGAAGAATTGGACGTACTATTAGCAGAAGACAATGTAGAGATTGAAGAACTTGTCGAAGAGGCTGGTATGTTCTCTGGTGAGCTACGTGTAACCCGTGACACATCACAGGTAAAAGTAGAAGCTATTGCACCAGAAGAGTTCTTGATTGAACCCCAAGCAAAGTCATTAGATGACGTTAGCTTCTGTGCACACCGAACTAAGAAGTCTATATCTGAACTTATAGAGATGGGCTATGATGAAGACTTAGTTGCTAAAATATCTGACAATGAAGACACAGACTTTGACAATGACCCTGAGATACTATCTCGCTTTGACGACATCGGTGCAGACCGAGGTTTCAATTCAAAGGGTTACCAACGTCAAACAAGACAGGTAACTGTAGTCGAGGCTTTCATTGAACTAGACCCAGAGGGTACTGGTGTTGCTGAACTTTACAAAGTAGTCAAAGCATCAAACATCTTACTTGAGAAAGAGATAGTAAAGCGACGACCATTCGTAGCATTTGTACCCCTGCCTATCCCACATGCTTTTCACGGCAACAACTTTGCTGAGAAGCTACTAGGCATACAGAATGCACGTACAGTTTTAACCCGTTCCATCCTTGATCACGCTATGGTTACTAACAACCCACGTTATACAGTGGTTAAAGGTGGCCTAACGAACCCAAGAGAACTAATTGATAATCGTGTGGGTGGCATCGTCAACGTGACACGCCCAGACGCTATTAACCCTATGCCTCAAGCATCACTGAACCCGTTTGTATTCCAAACTATTCAGATGTTAGATGAGGATAAAGAAGATACCTCTGGTGTCTCTCGCCTGTCCCAAGGTCTTAATAAAGACGCTATAAGCAAACAAAACTCAGCGGCAATGGT